CAATGAACTTGCTCATCGCCTTGCTTACTGCGGTGTCGAAATATACTTTCTTGAACGCACTACCTGCTAACGGCAAATAGAACAAAAGCATGTCGAGTTCAGGGTCGTATTCCTGCATCACGTTCATAATGTAGTAATTCATAAAGTCCTGAACACGCTCTGCTTGGGCCTCTACTTCTGCATTACGAGCACCGACGATTTCAGTTTTCACTGGTCCTTTTGCTGGCAGGAGTTCTTTGTATGCCTGAGCCTGAAACTGTGTTACCGCCTCTGCAAGAATCGGATGAATGACACCAGTAGAGCCTTGGAACGGATTTGATCGAGATTCATCGAACTTCATCCCTAGATATTTCAGACCGTCGGTGAACGTCTTTTCCCACTCAGATCGAGAATCAATGTCGGCTTTGATCGAGGCAAGCACGTCACCTGCGAGACTAGACAGTTCACTTTTGTCCAAACGGTCAACGAGGTTTTCGTTGAAATCCTCCACAGGGCTGACGCCAACAGGCGCGTCTATCTCATCATCCACAAGGATTTGCTCTTCGAGCACAAGGATCTGCGCGGCTTCGCGGATTTGATCTTCTCGACTAGGGTCAGGAATGACCTCAACCTCATTACCCATAGGAATGAT